ATTTTGCACCACTTCATTCCTTCGCGGTATCACATACAAGAACAGCATCATCATCGTTGATGAATGTCAGAATATGAGTGATGCGGAATTGAATACCATTATGACTCGTGTTGGTGAAGGTTGTCGTATCATCCTATGCGGTGACTTCAATCAGAAAGACTACATGCGCGAAGGATCTGGCATGCCAAATCTTTTGAAGATTGCAGACCATATGAAGTCCTTTGAAATTGTAAAGTTTGAGAAAGGTGATATTGTCCGCTCGGGCTTCGTGAAAGACTATATAATTACACGAATCAATCTGGAAGAGCGAGGCATCATAAATTGAAATTTGACTTTGATATGCACATAGATTTGCCAAAAGCAAAGCAAATCAACACAGACCTTGGGCGTCGGTATTCGACGCCTGAGGCTAACATCTACCCATCCATCACAACTGTCCTTTCTTCTCAGCCAGAAAAGAAAAAGTCCATTGCAGAATGGCGCGCTCGCGTGGGCGCGGACGAGGCTAATAAGATCAGCCAGGGAGCTGCTCGCCGCGGCACTGCGCTCCATTCTATCATGGAGAAATATATCCTTGGTGATGATTTGAATCTGGCTAAAGAGATGCCAGCCACTGTTGAAAGATTCCGCAAGGTGCAGAAATGCGTTGACACTAATCTCCAGTTGGTGTATGCTACAGAATCGGCCATGTATTCAGACATTCTTCGCATTGCTGGCACAGCCGATCTTATCTGCGAATGGAATGGCAAGCCAACTGTGGTCGATTTCAAAACATCCATACGCCAGAAAACACGCGATCAAATCCACGATTATTTCTTACAGGCCACGGCTTACTCTATCATGTTCGAGGAGCATACTGGCATCCGTACGCTGGACTTTGCCATTCTGATTGTATCCGATGAAGGCGATTTTGATGTGTTCGAAGGCGAACGAAACGATTATGTGGCTGATTTGATTCGTGTGCGCGATGGCTACGAGTATCGAGTTCGTAGAGCTTTGGTGGAGATAACATGAGCAAATGGGTTGAAAGATATGAAAGGGTTAATCGTGATTTCCTACTCATGGCTGATCCAAAATACAATACCAAGTATTATATTCATAGATTGATTCTGTTCCTTCGCGATCATCCCGAAAGAGCGATAGATTATGAAGATATTGTGCCTGATTGGCAGACTAGGAATATAGATGGGTGAGCATTATAGCTCGTGGGTTTTTATCTACTGGGATTGCCCACGATATATCTGCATCAACAATTGGTCAGAAGCATCAGCCAGAAATTATCTGCTTGACAAACACCCTCTTTCCATGTATTATAAATAATACGCTAAGGTTGTTGAGACGTTCGGAATAAACCATTTGGACTCGGGGGCAGTACCCGACGCCTCCACCATGGATACACTAATAAAGACGATCCTTTATAAGAGTTCTACCGCCAAACAAGTTCTAAAGCATGAAGAGATAAATGCTCCAGCTTGTTGTGTAGATTAGTGTATCTTTGATGGGGGCGATATAGGTTCGACAGATAGTAGTAAAGGTACGAGTAGACCGAGGCGCGTTTTAGATGCTAACGATAATGCACCTATCTCTTATGCTCTAGCAGCCTAAGAATGCGTTCGGGGGGAACGTGGAAACAGAATCCCCCCACTAACACTATTAGAGAGGTGAAAATTATGAACGACGATAAGATGCTCCGCTTCAATGTTCTTCAGATGGCACAGACTATGTGCGACCAAGAATATCTTCTAGGTCAGGAAATGAAGCGTGACGCCACAGCAAAATATCCCACAGTCAATGATGTTATCAAGAAGGCCGAAGTTCTTATGGGCTTCGTCAATGCACCTGGCACTATCGGTGAGCAGGTTCGCGGTTCGGCTGAGCTTCTAAACGAGGCTTGATTTTTATTCGGGGTTAGTTCAATTGGTAGAACTACGGACTTTGAATCCGTGTGTTGGTGGTTCGAACCCATCACCCCGAGCCAACTTTGGAGAATGGTATGGAAGTGGAACGCAGCTATAAGCTTATGATTGGTCCAGCTGAATTGGCCACTCTGACAGAATGGATCAAAGATATGGATCCTCAGCCACACAAGATTACTCTTATCGGTGGTAGCACCGGTATTGGTTTCTGTCTTCGCGCAGAAATTGAAACATCCGAAGGCGAAGGTCTTTGGAAAGATATCACAGACTATGAGAACTGGTGAAACATGAAAGTCAAGATTGGACCATATCTAACCTGGTACGGACCGTATCAGATTGCCGACTATGTTTTCTTCTGGACAAAGCGTCGGTACGACGATGAGCTTGAGCGGTGGGATTATAAGCTTAAGGACCAGTTTGGCGACTGGCTCGCAGATACCTGGGTCGGCACTTTCTGTAATTGGATTCAGGAAAAGCGTAAGCGCACCGAGATCGTAAGAATTGATCCTTATGACACATGGTCAATGGATCACACACTCTCCCTTATCATTCATCCTATGCTCGTACAGTTGAAGAACACCAAGCATGGTGCACCTTTCACTGATGACGAGGATGTGCCTGAGCATCTGCGTTCAACTAACGCACCACCTAAGAAAGAAGAGTGGGATACCGATGATTTGTTCTTTGATCGGTGGAACTGGATCCTTGATGAGATGATCTGGGCTTTCTATCAGGAAGCAAACGATGATCCCGATGCGCCGCCGTTTCCTGAACTTGGTAGAAGCATTGTCAAGAAGATGGATCAGGAAGGCTTTACCGACATGCTTGTTCCGCCAGATGACGAACAAGGTAATTGGGAAAAGTATCGTGCCGAAAATGATATCTTCGAAGAGCGTAAGCGAAACGCATTCAAGCTTTTCGGAAAATACTATCGCTCACTGTGGGACTAAACCATGAAAGCTAGATATAATTATTCGATAGACACTCTAAGAAAAGCAGCCTTCGTAGACGAATTGAATAATGTGCTAATCTCAATGAGCGAGAACGATCCACAGAAGCGATGGGTCGTTCAGTATATGAAAGACAGAATAAAAGAGATCGACGCTAGATATAAGGATTTGTAATGGCATTCTACGATAAATGTGGCAACTCAAAACCACTTAGCATCATTGCTGGTCCTTGTGCTTTCGAGTCACAGAAACATGCCATCTTTATGGCAGAGTCGCTGCATGATATCGTAGAAAGCGTTGGCAAACGCTTCGGGCAAGAAATCAATTTCATTTATAAGACGTCCTTCGATAAGGCTAATCGAACATCCGCAACTGCTTATAGAGGTATGGGGTTTGATGAAGCTTATTATGGGATGGATGCCGTCCGTGGTAGGGGCATTGAAGTCCTCACGGACGTACACGAAAACTGGCATTGTGGTGCAGTGAATGCTGATGTTATTCAGATCCCCGCATTTCTTTGTCGGCAAACTGACCTTCTTGAATCGGCTGCACAAACGCATAAGCCAGTCAATGTGAAGAAGGGCCAGTTTATGGCGCCCGAAGAAATGGGTAGCGTAGTAAAGAAGCTTGAGCATTTTGGCTGTAAGAAAATCATATTGACTGAGCGTGGTACTACATTTGGCTATAAGAACCTTGTGGTCGATATGCGCTCGCTTGAGATTATGAAGTATTGGGGTTACCCAGTCTTCATGGATTGCACCCATGCTGTACAGCTACCAGGTGGTAATGGATCAAGCTCTGGTGGGCAGAGTGAGTTTGTACCACTCATCGCTCGCGCAGCCACGGCTGTAGGTATTGCTGGCTTGTTTATGGAAGTCCACGAGAATCCAAATAATGCACCGTGCGATGGTCCGAACATGATTTATCTTGACAAGTTCGACGCATTGTTGTATAGTTTACTTGAGATTGACGATGTAGTGAAAAGAAGTGAAAGGTTAGACAATGGCAATTTGGAAGCTGGAAACTCGCTATAAGAAGAACATTCAGGAAACTGAATACTTCAATAAAGATGGGCAAGTTATTGAATACGAGACTTGGTGGCGTTGGGGTTATGCCAAGTTCGATGTTCCTGACGATGTAGATTTCAAGGATTATCTCAAAGCCGTTGAGGATATTGACCTTGATGATGATAATGGTATTGATATCTATTCGCTTGACTATGATTTGATGGATCATAGCTTTGATGATGGCGTCGCGTGTTCGTGGACTTTTCCTGATGACATGGACGAAGAAGAGCAAGAGCGTATCCAAGAGTTGTTTGATGAAGAGTGGCACGAAGGTCTTGAGAACGACGGTTGGGAAGCTACCGATAGAGAAGTCGTATTTCATGGCCCATTTGATTTGACAAAGGAAGAAGAGGACGGCACTACTCATGGCTAACGTGACAGGTAAGATTTGGGGTGACACCAGTGTTATTATTCAGAACGCATTGGTCGAGCTACATAAGATCAACGTAAAGGCAGGTTTTCGCTGCTCGGAGCACCTACATGAACATAAATGGAATGGATTCTACGTTGAATCAGGAGTACTGGAAATTCATGTACGAAAGAATAACTACGAGCTTACCGATGTTACTGTTCTCCGAGCAGGTGACTTTACTAGCGTTCGGCCTGGTGAATATCACTTCTTTGTTTGCACTGAGGCTTGCAGCGCACTAGAGCTTTATTGGCCCGAACTTCTTAGCGAAGATATCAAGCGCAAGAACACTGGCGGTCCGATGGCTTCAAATATGCCACCCATCAAAAAGAATCCTGTCGCAGTACCAGTGCCGATTGATTTTGAATATGATACTGGTCGTGTGATTCCTAAGTATGATAAAGCAGGCTATGCGACATTACCGCAGGGGCAAACAATTCATCCTGTAGGTATTGGACCAGTGATGTCGTCTATTATTTCTCCATCAGCGCAATTTGATTCGATGATGTTTGGTTCTGTGACGACAACCGTTGCTCCTAACTCTGGTCTAGTAGAATCATTGCGTAAACTAAATGCTAATGATTTACCTATTGTGCCTAAAGACCTTGGAACTTGTGTTTCAATTTGCAAACTTGGAGATGATGGAAGATGCACGGGATGTGGTCGTTCTTTGGAGGAGATAGAGATGGCAGGTCTGAAGCACAAGAAGGAATGATTGCAAGCATGAACGATACACCAGCGAGCATTATGACAAGCGAAACATTTGCTCGCATGGTGGAAGATCGTGTCTTCAATAAAGGTATGACATATATTGACGCTTGCTTAGACGTGTGTACCGCGTCCGGGCTTGAACCCGAGAGTGTGCCTCGTCTCATCGGACCAAAGATCAAGAAGCTTATTCAATCTGAGGCGCTAGGTTCTAATCTAATCAAACGCACTGGAGCAAAGCTTCCGATATGATATCTACGGTAACCCCTATGCGCGATATCCAAATGTGGATACGCAATCTAAATCTTGACCACATTCACATCTATCAAGATTTTGGTCTTGATACTTTTACTATCAACTACTCGGTAACTAATAAATCAAAACAAGTCTCTCGCTATGAACTCGAAGATGCGAGAGATCCTTATCAAATTATCTTAGAAGCTATAGGTCAAGTTATGGCAGTTCCGTATGATAAACTCCGTGAAATTCTCAACCAAAAGGCCAATCAATTGCCTAATCCTTCAATATCACATTCTGATGGCATCTATGATTATGCAGCCGATGGTACAGTGATTACCACGACAACTTTACCCACGTTGGGTCAATGGATGGCAAATCCAAATGGATCTGTCACAAGGCAAGGGTCCATTGATGATATACTTGGTATTGACTATAAGCACGAACAGATGGCGCGCAATGCATTGTTTACCGATGCAGAACAGGCCGAGATTCGTAATATGAAGTATGTTCTAAAGAATAACTATCTCAAGTTTGTGCCAGAAAAACTCATGCACAATGAAAAGGTAGTTGTTGCTGGTGGCTGTTTCGCGTCTTTCCTCAATAAAGAACTGCCGCATGATATTGATGTGTTCATTCTTGATGATGCTAAGACAAAACAGTACGTCAAAGAATATGTTGATGCAAGGATCTTAGATAAACCTGGTATGTTCAAGATCGGTAGTACCGACTATATGAACAATGACAAGATTGAATTTACTGCGTTTGATATGAATCATAAGAACCAGTTCGTTACTACATCATACACCACACGCGCGGAACTCATTGCTCATTTTGATATGGTGCATTGCTGCATATCATATACACCGTACAATGATAAACTCTATATCACACGCGACGTATTTGATACGATTAAGAACACACAGATTCGGTCTAATCAGTGCGGCATTATGGAACTGGTTGCACCGTGGCGTATCAGTAAGATGGAAGAGCGTGGTTGGAAAATATGGAAGGCATGACAGCATACCAACGCTATCAGGCCCTCAAGCTTCACTTCACATCCGACTATGACTTCATCAAATACTCTGGCAAAATCAAAAAAATATCCGAAGCGTCATTTCTAAAACGCAAGGATCAATATCTCTTTCGCAAGATAGAGCGCAAATATAGCGACGATGAACTAACCAATTTCTTTGTCGCTAACTTTGTCTCGTCTGCCGGTGTGCGATGGGTCGGTGATATGTCAGGACCCGAGTCAGAGAAAGTTTATGTTGCTTGGTTGAAGCGCATGGAAACTTTCTCGTACCAGCTCAAAGAAGAACTAAATAAAATCGTTGATGATGTGGACGATCCGAAGTCTCTATTGAAGACGACTGGTGAACATCCACAATTAATCAAACTTTATATGGGCAATAAGGTCTCTGCGGAAACCGTGATTGCTTTTGATATTGCCTTTAATGTGCTTGATGCATGGAACAAGGTAATTGGCGATACCATCATATGGCCTGAGGTGTATCGTCAGTTAAAGAAGTACAGGCCATTTGTGAGAGTTGATCCTGATAACATCAAAAAGATTATGCGTCAGGTGTTTTTGTCTTGACATTTGCACTAGAATAGTGTATAAATAACATGTTATTATGATTGAGTGAATAAAAAATCCATACAACACATACAACGGAGATATACAAATGAATGAAGCATTTATGAACCTCAAGCGCAATCGCGAATCCTCACTTGAGCGTCTTACCAAAGAAATCAATAAGCTATCAACTAAGGAAACTGGTTCGTCTAAGGACGAGCGTTTCTGGCAGCCCGAAGTAGATAAGATGGGTAATGGCTTTGCTGTTATTCGCTTTCTTCCTGCTCCTGCTGGTGAAGAAGTTCCGTGGGTTCGTGTTTGGAATCACGGCTTTCAAGGCCCAGGTGGTTGGTATATTGAGAACTCTTTGACAACCATCGGTCAGCAAGATCCTGTATCTGAGATGAACTCCAAGCTTTGGAATTCTGGCAACGAAAAGGACAAGGAAATTGTCCGTCAGCGTAAGCGTCGTCTCAACTACATCTCAAATATCGTCGTACTCAAGGATCCTGCACATCCTGAGAATGAAGGTAAAGTCTTTCTTTTCAAGTTCGGTAAGAAGATTTGGGATAAGCTGGATGAAGTCATGCATCCTCCTTTCGATGAACAGGGTCGCAGCCCAGAAAATCCTAAGTACGATCCAGTAAACGCATTCAATCCTTTTGAATTGTGGGATGGTGCTAATTTCAAGCTAAAGATTCGTAAGGTCGAAGGCTATCGCAATTACGATAAATCTGAGTTTGATGCACCAGCTGCTCTTGCTAGTGATGAGGATATGGCTGCAATGTGGCAGGGTGCTCATTCGCTTCAGGCTTTTCTTGCGCCGTCTAACTTCAAGTCTTACGATGAGTTGAAGACAAAGCTGGAGAAGGTTCTTGCTGAGCCAGCTGGCGCATCTTATCGCAATGAGGATGATATCCCTTTTGACCGTCCGACTGCCCGTTCAATGGCTGCACCAGCAGTAGGGAAGTCGGCACCAGCTCCTAAGGCTAAGGCTGTAGATGATGACGATTTGTCGTTCTTTGAAAAGCTTGCTGAGGATGACGAGTAAGACACTTGGGGGAACTTCGGTTCCCCCTTTTTTTATTGATGATTTTCCATCTTCTGTTTACCAAAAAATCTATTCAAGAATGGATTAGTTGCTGAGAGAGGTATGTTTGGTGTGACGTTAGTATCACCACCTGCGCTCTTATTCATCACATTATAATCATTCATATTTGTCTGTAAGATTTGACCTAACTTACCTTTATAACCAGCCGACTCGTCTCCCTCTGGTTCAATCTTAGTTGGTGCTGTTGCAGCAGGTTTTGCTGATGGTGCGCCAGCCCCTGGTACAGCTGGTGGGTTCTCAGCATTAGCTTCAGGTCCACCACTAATAGCAGCACCAAATGCTTTTGGGCCTGCTCGCATACCAGCCGCCGCTGGTGTTGCACCAGCAGCCACTTTAGCGTTCTGTTCAGCGCGTTGTTCCTCTTTTGGTTTATATCTTACATCATTAGCTCTATCTTTATCATCTATACCTTGCATGTTTAACATCGCATCACGCGCAGCATTAGAATCTACGGTGGCTGTTATACCTTTTGCATGTGTTGCACCCATAGCATCTTCATCTTCTTTTTTATATTTTGCTTCCATGATGTTGGATGCATTTTGCATATTAGCCGAGCGAACATCTCTATCACTAAGACCAGTATCACCGCCAGGTAATCCGTCTGTTGGTAATGTATGACTACCACCACCTCGCCCTAACATGCGAGGATCAGTATGGTCGCCACCACCACGACCAATAGCGCCGGTTGTTTCACCTGTAGTGTGCCCACCACCACGTCCGAACGTAGCCGGATTTGTCGCGTCTTGAATAGATTTAGCAGCGGCTTTCTTTGCTTCTACTGGTGCACCAGGTGCAGCCGCAATAGCTTTTAAACCAGCAAGTTCTTTTTGTCTCTGTTGATCCGCAGCAAAGAACATCGCAGTAGCACCAGAATCTCCGTTTCTTTCCATGTCCTGTTGTTGTTGAAACATAGCTTTAGATTTAGCGTGTGGATCAGGCGGTGCCATTATAGGTGCACCTGTAGTTGCAGCAGGCGCAGTTTCCGCAGGTCTTCTCATTGGTTGTGGTGCAGCCGCCGATTGTCTAGCAGCACCAAATGCATCGGTCTCACCACCTATTGACATATCTGTTGGTGCAGCTGGCGCTGCTGGAGTTGACGCAGCTGGCGCTGCTGGAGTTGACGCAGCTGCCTTTGATGGATCGTTAGCATCGCTACCTGGTGTCTTATATAAATCTTCCGCACTAGCTTCGCGTGTACTAGACCCTGTCGTTCCAGCAGCACTAGTAGAAGCAGCGGCAGGACCTGCACCACCTTCAGGTGCACCAGATCCACTTTTTGCTTTCGAACCAGCAGCCTCAGCAAATGCACCAGTTTCACCAGACATTGACATATCGGTTAATTGTGCTCCCTGTGGTGCACCTATTGGTGGTTGAGCTTTATTATATGATGCCATTGCGCCATCAATTTCAGATTGATCTGGGTTTTCATTTTTAAATTGCTTCCATAATTTATACAATTCAATAGCATCACCGATTGATAATGCAAGACCAATCGCAACGCCAATCCACCCAATACCCGTAGCAGCAAGAATTGCCATTGTTGCTAACTTTTTACCGATTTTACCGAGTAATAGTGGCGCAGCAATTTTTAAAAATGAAATGAATGCGTCCCACGTGGAATCGCCACTCGAAGGAATAGCGTCCGCTGCCGCAGCTGGTGCCGCAGCACCTAATGCAGCACCACTGATAGTAGCACCAGCACCACCGGTAAGCGATGGTGTTATAGCAGCTAGACTTCTGGTAAACTCTGTACGAGACGCAGCCAGTTCTTTATTCAATGTTCTAAAACGGTCTGTCATATCTCTGTCAACCTTAGCAACAGTCTTTAGAACGCTTGCGATGCTTTTCATAATCTCGTTGGATACTTTTTGCAACTGCGTTAGTTGAATATTCAAACGCGACATAGAGTCCGCAAGGTCTGCCATTGAACTCTTGTTAGTCAATAGCGACGATGATGCTTTCTGCATATTACTATCAGCAGACTTGGTACTAAATGTTATTGCTGGTCGTTCAAATGGTGTACCAGTTACGAGTTTTGAAATAGCCATTAAAATAACCTTCTAAGAGCAGAACCAATTTGTGCACCAATCATAAATGGTGATATCATTGCTTCGGGACGATATGTTGGTCCTGCCATCTGTTGAAATATATTGGTTCTAATATCATTCGTGACGGTTCTATTGATAATGTTTGTATCAACTGGTGGACACGCACACGCACGATTCACAGCATAATCTTGTGAAGCGCCGGCCATTCTACTACCTCCACCACCACCAGGTGCACCTGCATTATAATCTGGTGCAGGTGCACCAGGAACCGATGTCGAAGGTGCTTGATAATTACTACCACCTGCCAATTGAATATGCACCGGATCACTACCACCAAATGGAAACGACACACCATACTTAGCAAGAATACCTTGAAACGCTGATCCTAATCCAGGATTAATATCCAAAGCTTGGCCTTTTCCGTGCGAAGAACCTCTACCACTTCCTGGAACTGTATACGATTGCCCACCAACCGTAACAACTTGAGTGTTTTGAGGTCTTGCGGGTGTATAGATACCTGGTTCACGAAGAATATTACCGCGAACCCAAAGCTGTGCTTGATATGCGTCATCGCGATAAGCAGAATTGATTCTAACAGGACCACCATATTCTCTAGCCGCTTGATAAAATCTTTTCATTAGTTCGGGATCTACTTTGGATACATCGACATTTCCTGTTACGTTGTTAGGCTTAGATGTATTACCCAAACTCGCAAGCGAAGTCTGCACTTGTTGCTGCGATGGTGCACCTGTCGTATCTAGTGGGCGCACAGTACCAGCTTGCTGCATAGGCGCAAGACTAAATTTCTGATTGAATGCTGCTACTTTTCCTTCTAGTTCTTTTTTCTTTGCTTCATTAGCTTCACCGAGTCTAGCACCAGGACCTTTTTTCGCTGCAAGATCGTTTATATTTTTTAGCATCGTTACGTTGGCTTGATGCGTTGCAGCTTCTTCTGGTGTCGCAGAAGGTCTACGTTGGGGTGCACCTGTAGTTGCGGCTGGAGTTGTTGGTGCAGTGGTTGGCCCACCAGATGGTGCTGCAGGTGCAGCTGGTGTTGTTTGTTGAGCAGCAGCAGTTTGAACATTACCGCCCATTTGCTGGTATGTTTTCATCCATGACGCTTGATATGCTTGTGGTGTTAAACCTTTATTGACACCCAGTGCTTTCGCAGACATGCGACCTTGAGCATTACCAGTATACCAAACAAGTGGAATTTTTGATACGTCATTATTATTTTGACGAAGAACTTCAGAAATATAAACATCTGCTACTTTATCTTGTACATCTGGTGGAGCCATAAATGCTCGTGGATATTTTTGTATATCTACGCCAGCTGCCTGTGCGCGTGAACGCCATGTGCCATCAATAAACTGATAAGCACCAGATGCACTAGATGATTTTGAACGGATGTTATAGTTACCATCAGATTCGCGTTTTTTTATCGTTTCAAGGATTTGTTTATTGCTACCAGATGCTGGCGTATTGGGCCACATTCCACCTGGTGGCGCTTCACCACTAGGACCACCGCCGGGACCACCGCCGCCTGGACTAGTTGCAATCAAAGCAGCGCCGCCAGCAATTGCTGCGCCTGCTACCGCAAGACCTATACCTACTCTCGTATTTTTAGCAGATCGAGATTGCTGCATTCTCTGCGCCCGCGCAAGAACTGCGGTGCTTCGCGAAGCTTTGAGTGATTTGCGCCCAGCGCCTTTACGCCCAGGCTTTGGTGCTACAGAACCACCAGCTTGTGTTGGTGCTTTAGTGCCAGTCAACGTCTCAATAACTTTATCTTGAAATTCTTGGTTATTTTGAATCATGGTACGGATGACAGTTTCATTTTGCTCTGTCATCTTTTGAACAACGCCAGCCATCTGTTCAAACAGTTTTGGATATGATTCCATTATCTTCTGGTTTGTGGTAATCAGATTGGTAGCGATAGATACGTTTCGATTGAATTGCTTGATAACCTTGCTAGGTACACCTGTTGCTTTAGTTGCGGCCTTTATGCCTGGTGCTTTTGGCATTGCAGCAGCAATTGCTTCACGTTTTTCTTGCGGTGGAAAATATGCAGCAATCTTATCTGGTGCTGGTTTGCCTTGATCGTCAAGGATAGAACCATCTGGTGCATAGTAGTATTTGGTGTTCTTCAATACGCCAGCAATTTGAGCGTTATTCTTTTTCTTTCTCTTAGGTGCTGCTATCACAACAGCAGCTTCTTCAACGGGAGGTGGTGCAGCAAACATCGCGGAAATTCGCGCAGACGCGGGAATGCCGTTCTCATCCACAACCGTACCATCACTCTTGTAATAGTAATCGGTGTTTCCTAAACTGCCTGCTACTGGTCCTGGCTTTTTAGCCATTTGTTATCCTCGTTCGCGTTCTTCTTTTAGTTTCTCAAGGTATTCAAGGAGCATCTTAACGTAAATATCCCTCTCCCAGGGTATCATTCCTTCAATGTCACTCAGAGAATATTTGTGGTGTTGCATAAGCGAAAAGTTGGTTTGATAGTAGTTTGCTAGTGTGTTATGAGAGAGGACCATTAAAAAAAATCAGACAGGCCCTCCAACGTAACGGTATCTTCTTGCCCACAACCACGACACTTATAACTAAACGAATGCTTTAGCTTTGGAATCGTTTGAATGAACTGCATTACCTTAGCAAACTGGACGCTATTGAGGCCTTCAATAAACTGAATTGAATCAGCCAAATTATCCGGTTCGTAAACTTCTTCTGCGTCATATACTGACATAATACATTTAGCCAACATCTCAATTTCATCGTCACCCTGAGTAATCTGTTTGATATCACTGATGGTAGGATATCGCATTTCCATACCAAGAATGCCATCAAGATCAATTCTACTTGAGTGACTATCACTTTTTTGGACCTTCACTTCTTCAAGATTGATATCAACTGGTGTAACAGCTTCACATGCGATGCCAGCGTAATTTACACTGCCGGTGTGGCGATATTCCATCTTGACGATTTCACCAATTGACTTCGCTCTAATGTTGAGGAAGATATATTCAAGGTCAAAATATGGTAGCTTATCCACATTAATATCACTAACGACACATGCGGCGATAACATCTTTCACAGCATCAATCATGGAATTTTGGTCTTCAGCAGATGCAGCCATAAGCAACATCTTTTCCTCTTTCACAACAAACGGCCTAAAATTAATTCTCTCTCCGTTTGATGGTAGTTCTAATCCAAACTTTGGTGTAGCCAATTTTGGTAGTGCCATAATTTACCCCACTTGTTTAATATTAAACCCCAAACATTCCAGGGTCATTTCCAATCCAATCAATAACAAAATCTGAACTGTTTTTGAATGATCTATTAGCTTCAATAGATGTGCGATATCTCATTTCAACTTGAAGCTTTGCATATCCTTCATCACCCCATGACATAGCAATATCATTTACAGTGCTTGGGTAAGCTTCTAGAAATTTGATTTGATTTTGAATGATATGGTCCGGTTGATCTTGCATTGTAAGTCCAGGATTACCTAACCCAGTTCCGGGTGTTTGATTGAATGCTGGACTACCTGCTACTCTAGGGCTCTGTGTTGGAAATTGTTGAGGTGTTGGTTGTGAATATTGCCAAATTTCAAATTCTCCAATGCCATCATCATAATATTTTGAGTCGAACATTCCTGGTACAATGGCTGTATTATAATTAGTACGATGATGCCCAACAAAATAATCTTGCCATTTCATAAATGCTTCGCGCTCGCGCATGTCACGCGAGAGAATAACTGTGAAAGTAACTGGTTGGTGTGTAAAACGATATGGCATTGCGCGAACTGGCCCATGATATTGTTGGTCCAATGTTGTCAAGGTGCGCCCAGGTAGATTAACTGCTTCGATACGAAAGCGCATACCTACCTCTAAACCAGGTAGTGTTCTACCACCTGGACCTCGTGTTATAACAGCTTCAAAGTGTGAAGGTGCTGCGATACCTGTTCTAGATATTTGTGAGTTAAAAACTGCTACATTAAATGGCATGGTTAAATCCTATTGCGACTGTCTTTGTAGACAACATTTTTACTTGCTCCAACAAATCTATCAAGCGGAAGAAACAAAGCCATGTCCCACTCAGTGGGTTCAATATAGAAAAATTTAGATTGCACATGCGAGATCAGATAACGCTTGACGCATGGCTTGAAGAAACGGTAGCGCGATGCTTGACTAAGGATGTCATAGGATATCTTTAGCTTTGTCTTTTCGTCAAACGTCTTTGACGACGCTACGTTGTATAATGCATCCATCAGCTTTGCTCGCAGCACTGGTGGCAAATAGTGAAGATTCAAACCAAGAAACGAACCACCAGACGATGCGGTACCACCAGTCTTGCCACCAGAGCCAATAGGAATTACAAGTGGATATCTATCGTAATATGGTAGTTTGTTTTTAGTTTTTGGATCGTAGCGGAACAGATACATGCGACCGATCAGAGGTATGTTTGTTAATCTGTTGGCTTGACTACGAAGCATCAATGCTGGATTGGCATTGACAGCCTGCGCTTGCTTACGGAACCATGCGCGAGAGTCGCGCTTGATGCCAGCACTCTCAGCTTTACTAACTAAGCTATCGAAGATGTATGCGACCATTAAAGACCGAGTTCCTTTTCCGTAAGCACTACGAATTGCCAGTTGCGATCAGCACAATATTCTTTTGCAGCTTCCCACTTTGAGCTATTTATGCCCCAAGTCATCACTTCTTTCAAGTATTTCTTACTTGGCTTTGATGCGCTTTTCTTGATAGTAGGCGGCACAGATTGAGCTTTTGGTTTTACCTCTAGCATCTTCACGCTAACTTTTCCATCTCTATCGCGCATCTTAACCACGAAGTCTGGAAAGTATCGGTGCCATTTGCCATCTATTGGAGACTTGTATGGAATCGCAAGCTCTTCTGATGCCCACTGAATAATATTAGGATTACTATCAAGATAACCCATGACGCGCAGTTCCCACGATGATCGGTAAACAATCTTCGTGGGATCACCTTTATATTTCTGAGGGTTCTTTGGCGTAAAACGCCCACTGTAAGCTTTCATGCACTCTATGTATTGCGTATAAATAGACTCAGTTAGGAGATAACAAAATATGCCACCAGACGATAACGCATCAGGAGTTGCTATAGCAAGAGCGCAAGCAGGTGCACCACCGGTTCAAGCAACCGCCCGCGCACCTGGGCTTACTTCTATAAATCAATCAATGCTTGGTAGCACTGGTGGTGATCCTTTTAAAGGGGACATCAACACGTTTCCTAGAGACCTAACCATGAATAATAATTGGGTCGAGTTTGTTGCTAAGCCTACAAAAGGTGCAGCCGAAGATTTTATCGGTGGTTTTCTTGGCGGCATATCATCTGTCGTTGGAACTGGTGGAACAATTCGTCTTCCATTACCAGCTAATCTTTCTACCGATTACAATCCATCATATACTACACCAGATTTAAGTTTAGGAGTTGGATCCGCTCTAAAAGCTTTTGACCGTGGAATTTATAACAACCAAGATATCCCAGGGCAAGCAGCAACTGGTGCATCATTAGCTGGAGCAGGAATATCAGCTGGTGCAGCACTAGCTGCAAAAACTGGTGCAGGAGCTGGATTAACTGCTGCTGGTGCAGCATTAGGTGTAGGCGGGAATGAACTAGCCGCTGCACTCAAAGTTTTTGGTGGCGTCGCACAAAATCCACACAAGATCGTACTATTTACTGGCGTTGATTTTCGTGACCATACGTTTAGTTGGAAACTATCTCCACGCAATCGAGAAGAGTCGGATAGTATTCGCCGAATAATTGAAATGTTTGTTTACTACTCGCACCCTGAATTTGTTGCTGGTGGTTTATTCTTCAAGTATCCAGAATTTTTTGAAATTAAATTTGCCAGAGACTCGTACCTGTTTAGATTGAGACCATCCGTATGCACAGACATTAAGGTTGATTACCATTCGCAAGGCTATGCTGCGTATATCCGCAATGCTGATGGTAGTGGTGAACCTGCACCAGCTGAAGTTTCGTTATCATTGACATTTAAAGAGACTGAAGTTATTTCTAAGCAATACTTAAATCCGTCACCAGTGGCTCCAGCGGCTGTAAGAGAACCGCCATATGTAAATCCGCAGTCAAGAGGCACAATGGCTCGGCCGGATGCTGCCGGTAATGCTGCTGACCGCGCACAACCACCAGTGCCTTTAGATCAACGACCTCGTATACCAGTTCCAACTACAGGCAGTAATCCAGTTTTGCCAAACTATTAATAATAGAAAGTAGCAATGTTTTATTTCACACCATTTCCTACTGTTCAATATAAGATACCAAATAGCACGAAGTCGATCCTTGTTACTGATTTGACTCGCCGTTTTGCTTTGTCAAATTTCTTGAAAAATTCAAATGTTGCTTTTGATACCTATCATGTGAAAGATGGTGAGCGCCCGGATTCTGTTGCATATGATTATTATGGCGATGTAACTATGGATTGGCTTGTGTTATTGACAAACGAAATTCACGATCCGTATTTTCAGTGGGTACTATCATATGAAGAAATGAACGCATATTTGATTGACAAATACGGCTCAGTTGAATATACACAGATAACAGATCATCACTACGAAAAAATTATTCAGCAAGCATACCTTCAAAATGATTATGGTACACAAAGAATTGTTCCAGAAAAAACCGTTGTTGTTGATAAGACAACATATCTAACTCTAGTTGCAACCGAACGCAAAGTAAAAACAATCTACGACCACGAGTCGGAATTAAATGAAGAACGTAGAAAAATTTATCTAATGGATTTGAATTACCTTCTCATCATTAAAGATCAACACCCAAATATTTTTGATGGAGTCACTGTACGATGACAGATCAATCTACGGGTGCTGGTTTACTTTCAACATGCACAATCAATGGCACTGATGTTCGCGCTATTGTAAATCAGGTTGATTATTTTGAAAGTATCTATACCACAAGCACATCTTGCAATATCGTCGTCAACGATGCCAGCGGGTTTAGCCAAAACGCAAGCTTGAAAAATGGCGAAGACGTTGAGATTGCGTTTGGTGGACGTTCGGGATCACAAATCAAAATGAAGTTTGAGGTGTCGATTGTTGGTGATCGTATGCGCGTGAAAGATAACCAGGACATGTACACACTCACGGCTGTATCGTCTGAGATGGCTTCGGATAATACAAAATCAATTGACAAGCCATACAAAGATATGAAGCTATCGGATATGGTAAAACAAGTCCATGAAATATACACCAAAGATTCTAAGACAATTAAGAAAGACCTGATTACCAACGAGGAAAGCGAAGGCAAACAAAATTACGTCGGCACTGGACGCAATCCAACAACCGTATTCCGTTGGGCTGGCAAAGAAGCTAAATCGTCTAAAGCTAAAGCGTCAAATTATGTTTACTACCAAGACAGAGACGGGTATCATTTCAAAACGATAGCATCAATGCTCGAAGGTTCTGAAGCTATGACATTCTCATACGCTATGCAGAATACTGGTTCTGGTGGTGATGCAGCAAAGCGCATTATTTCATTCGAACAGAAACAAGATTTTAATGGGCTAGACGCAAGTGATAGTGGTGCAGAATCTCATCATCAATACATCTACGACCCATTGACAGGGAAAATAGATTCGGTTGCTAATGGTCAGAGAGATGGACAAGATTCAAAAACACTCAATGGAAAACCTATTATCGCAAAAGATGAGACAAAAGGAGCAACACCTGGTTATAGAGGCAAAAGAGTTGATGTTGCTATTGCTCACGGTGGTGTAGGTAAAGGTGAAGGAACTGCCAGTAAATTTATTCAAGCTCGTTCCCCAAAAGACGTAGAAAACAAAAGAACTATAGGCGAGCATGGAGCACAAGCTACAATTGCTAATCAACTCGAAAATCTTGTGATGAATGTCCTTGTTCCTGGTAATACCTCTATCAAACCCGGAATAAAAATTAAATTGCAGATACCAGCAAGCCAAGAAGGTAACGAATTAGATAACCGCTCTGGTGTGTTTCTCGTAACAAGTGTCCGCCACATCATATATAAAGATGACAAGGATATCAAATACAATTGTGTTTTGGAATGCAAATCCGATTCGCATAGTAAATAAGGAAGCTTAGTCGTGGCAGAACCCGGTAGTACATTTGGTAAAAATTTAACATGGTGGGTAGGCACCGTTGAAGATCGTGGTACTGGGCAGTTCTCTGGTAAAAAAGATGAACTAAAGCTTGGGCGTTTGAAAGTTAGAATCCATGGGCATCACACGGAAGACAAAGGAACTTTACCTACAAAGGATTTGCCATGGTGTGACGTTGCAACACCGATGACATCAGCATCTATCAGTGGCGTTGGGCGTTCGCCGACTGGTATCACTGAAGGCTCAAAGGTATATGGATTTTTTTATGATGGTGAAGGAGCACAGTTTCCAGTAGCAGTTGGTTCATTCCCGCATATTCAACAAAAAGGCGGTTCAGGTAAAAAGTCACCAGGTTCAGGTAAGTCATAATGGCAATATCACAATCACCATATGCAGATTACTTTATCAAAGTAAATTCTCTATCAACGACAAATCCAACACCGATCCTTACTGGTACGGTAAAATTTGACCGTATACAAAATCAAACGATAGAGATAACTGTCAACTATATTACATACAAGTTATTTCAAGGTAATCTTGGAATTGATGAGACTGTTACACCTAACGTATGGAAGCTTCACTTCTCTGCACCTTTATATCCAGGGAATTATGACGTAGAAGCTAGAGTGATTGACGTTACCAATAATATCATCGTTGTTTCTGATAACGTATACGGCGAACTAACCATTACACGCCCACAACCAGCATCACTTCAAGCTAGGTCTCAAAATCTAACGATTCCACAAAAAGTTGCTCTCGTAGCTGGTCTATTAGATGCTGTATCAAAATTACCAGGTTCTGGTGGTAATTCTGGTGTTGGTGGTAATCCATCAGTTCATCCTACAGTTGATGATGACTGTACAACATCATTTCCTGGGCGTGCTGACCAAGAGCGCGAGGAAGATCCTCGCGTCAAAGATAAAGACACAAGACAAAAACCAAATAAGATTCCTAAGCCACCTAAATCACATCCATTTCCTGTTGTTGGTTCTGGTGGTGGTCCATTAGGTGCGCTTGGTGGTTTATTAGGTGCAGCATTAGGCGGTAAAGCTGGTGGGCTACTAGGTGCTGTTGGTGGTGCATTAGCAGGAAGCGCATTGGGTGGTGTTATTTCTGGTTTAGGTGGAAGTATACCAAGCTCATTAGGCGACCTTGCTAAGATGGCTACTGGTGGAACTGTTTTACCTAGTATGGAATCTGCCGCTGGTGATTTAGAAAAAGTTGCTGGTGAACAAGCTTCGGCGGCTGCCAGAGAAATTCCATTGCCACCAATCAAACCCGCTGATATAGCAGGCAGACAAACAGAAGCTGGCACAGTAATGTCATCATCGGTAGGATAAGGGGAGTATATTATGGCATTTCAAGATCCAAATGCAGCAGCATTAGCAGCAGGGGCACAACCTGGACAAACTGCTACTGTGACAGATGGCGGTGTTGCTGGTACACCATTTGAAGTAAAAGCACCAGAATCATCGCCTACAAGTTCACCTGCACCTGCGGGTGGTGGATCAACGGCTGACGAAGCACCGCCTGGTGGTAAGAGCGCAAAGTATCTAGGTAATCACGTTACTACTACAGAATCCGGTCATAAGATTGAAATTGATAATTCCCCTGGAGATCGCCGCTTACACATTTATCATGCATCGGGTACGTTCATCGAAATCAAAGATGATGGTATGCGTATCAGCAAAATTGTCGCAAAGGATCAAGAGTATGTGACTGGTGATAAAGATCAAGTTATTCATGGGAACTTTTTTGTTCATGTTGATGGCGACTATACGATGAAGGTTGAAAAGAAGTTCAAGCTTGAAGTTGGTGATTTTGAACTTATCAGTCATAAAGATATGAATTTTAAATCAGATGGCAATACGTTACAAGAGCATGGTGGCGATCAGCGCGTACAAGTTAATGGATTTGCTTCTCATCGTGCATCAAAAGATAGGGACTCTATTACAGGTGGCAATAGCTCAACCCACACATTAGGAAACCATTTCTCAACAACCGTTGGTGATTTTACGAACACCGTTAATGGCGACAAATATGAAACGGTTGGCGGTATATTTTATCTTCATGGTAATAAAGATGCGTCGATTAGTTCAGGAAAAGATTTAGCATTGGGTGCTGTAGGTTCTGTTGGTATCAATGCCGAAACAGGTCAGTTTACAGCAAAATCTATAACAGGGTGCCAGATAGATGACCAAAACTTCATTCAGCTTTTCTCATATGGAGCTGGACCAGCATATCTAGGAAACTTTGGTGCTGGCTCAGCGGGTGTACGAGCCAACGGTGGGGGTAATGCTGGTGTCGTTTCATCAAGTGCCAAAGCTATTCTATCAGGTGGAACCAACAATATCGTTAAGTCCGGAACGAGTACCATAATTGAAAGCGGTACCGCGGATACCGTTCCAACAAATACAGGAACATGGATTGGCGTAGGCGTAGTCAGTTCTATTACAACAGGATCTTAAACTAAAATGGCAGATCAACTCCAATTAGACTACCAGCTAAGAGCCGTTTTAGGGCAGACGATAAATCTTGTTGCCGGCACTGAATATGTGATATATGGCACACCGCACAAGTATATGGGTACTGATCTAATTCATCAACAAGCTACAAGATTGATGAACGACCATCCAGATTTATTCAATGCGTCTGTTGCGCTTGGTATGATGCGCGATCCTCTTGGGTATAGACCTCCACCATTTCAATTATCACCTAATGTTGTCGCTGGTCTAGCGGCTGCGTCAGCCGTTGGTAAGCTTGCGGATCTAGCAGGAATGGGAAAAGCAATAAGCGATCTTGCTCCTGGTCTTAGTTCTGCGATGGAAGGTTTGACAGGGCAAATGGGGTCCTTGATGAAGTCTTTACCGTTCACTAAACTTGGTGCAATTGGTTTGACATTGCCTGGGAACATTCTCGCAACTAAAGCTATATTGACAGCCGCAATTGGAGGACCATTTTCAGCGATAGCAATGGCCATGAAAGGTAGTCTACTAGCCGATGTTGTCAAAGCTGCCGAATCTGCTGCTGGTGCGCTTGGTGCCGCTGTAAACCTTGCAAGTCAAGTCGGTGGTTTGGCTAAAGCTATGAGTTCTGGAAATCCTGTTGCTATGGCAGGTGTGGCTGCTGGGATTGCATCTCAATTCCCTATGATTAATCCAAATGCAATTGCTGGGCAAATGATTTCTGGTGCTTTGTCTGGCGCTGGTTTTGATATCGCATCAAAGATCCCAAACATGAGCATGGTAGGCGGAATTATGAACATGCTTCATATACCAGGCAAGCTCCCTACAAAGGATGCACCTAAGCCCATCAAAACTGCTGCACCACCAAAGCCATTAAAACCAGTTGAGCTGAAAAACTTATTTGCTGAAGGCGCAGCCGCTGGTAGTATTTCAGATTTGACTAAACCATTATCACAACTCATGGGTATTGCTGCTACGGTTGCGGGTGCTGTTGGTGTCGCAAGCATGGTCGCGCATAGCGCGTCGGCCACATCATCTGGTCGTCAAAAACTAACAGGGAATGCAAATACTGTAAACTGGGGATCTAACGGGTACACACGCGATCCATACGTGGATGCTATTACTGCTCGTCGTATGGCACTATCATCATCAATTGAAAGACACACCAAAGAACTAAACGTGATGACAGCTGACCCATATAATATTCTTTATTCATTGCCTTATTCAGAATTGGTGCGCCGTTATCCTCAAATTAGACCAAATACTCCTGTTGCTCAAGCCTTGCAGTTTATCAAGACAGCGCAAACGGTTGCATTGTTGGCTGGTATTACCGTTGACATCGTTTCGAGTATCGGATCTTACAATTTTGAGTCTGGAGGTGTTATAGATAGTGGTGCGGCTAAATCTAGCACCAGCACGACACCAGCATTACTTGATGATGCGTATGGATCTTTGAGAGAACCAACGCTACAAGATCGTACAAATCCAGCCACATTCCGTGGTGCACAAGTACCTAACCCACAAGCACCATACGATTCTAGCGTAGGTGAAGCTGGGATCTATGGGCGTGGCGGAGGCCATTTAACAGGTGAGTCATTTGAACTTACAAAATCTCAAAGAGAACAGCAATTTGGTTTACCTGAACCTGTAACTGGGGCAGTATCTGAATTTGATGTTGGCGCACTTCGTTACGATGATCCACAAGCTTGGGTTGAGACTGTGGAGAATAAGATTACAGAAGAAGTTGTATCTGGCAAGTCGTTCTCTGCTTCTGATGGCTATGATAGCTACACTGGTTCTGAGGGTAATTATGATTATAGCGACCAACAAGGTGATAATAGTGTAGGTGAACCTTATCCTGATTATAGCGAATGATAGTATCTGACCGGTTACAACATCCTTATTATACCTTAAAAATAACTAAATGTCAAGAGTTTTTTCGTAATAAATAACAGATAAAGGAAAAAACTTAATGGTCAAAAAGTTACCACCATCGCTTACCAAAACGTCTTATAGGGACTTTGATCTGTCCTTTAAGAAGCACCCTGTCACGGGAAAATTGCTGGTAAAGAAAGACGATGATGCTGTTAAGCAGGCCGTTAAGAATTTGGTTCTAACAAACAAATACGAGAGACCGTTTAGCCCAGAATTTGGGGGCGACGTTAGATCGAAACTTTTTGAGAACTTTTCGCCATTTATTCAATCCGATATGGAAACGCGAATCAACACCACGCTCAAAAATTATGAGCCTCGTGTTAAAATTATGAACGATCTTGGTATTGATACCGTAACCGTAATTCCTTACCCTGACTATAATGGTTTAAATGTTACCGTTAGATTCAAAGTAATTGCTTCATTGAGCGACGTTTCGCTAGACATTAATCTTAACAGGGTCCACTAATGGCTGCTAATACCGATCTCATCGTAACAGGGTTAGATTTTACCGCTATTCGCGCAAATCTACGCAATTTTCTTGCAGCTAAGCCAGAATTTACCGATTATGACTTCCAAGACTCAGCAATGGGCACACTATTGGATTTGCTTGCATATAATACCTACTATCAAGCTTTTTATGCTAACATGGCTACCGCTGAGGGTTTTCTTGATAGCGCGCAGATTTACGATAGTGTTGTTTCTCGTGCCAAAGCAATTGGATATCTGCCATCATCCGCACGTGGCGCGACTGCAAATCTTCAGATCATATTTACGGCTAGTGTGGCTACACCTACATTTCGTTCGATTACTGTACCAAAAAATACTCGATTTACCACAACAATCAACGGCACAGCATATATTTTTGTAACACCACAAACATATACGGTCACTGCAAATTCAACAAGTGGGTTTGCCAGTTATATAAACATTACAGAAGGCGAACCGCTCACCCATAGATATCTATTCAATCGAGCATCAAACACATCATTCGTATTACCGAATGAAAATGTAGATACATCAAGCATTACCGTATCGGTAACGACAGCTGGGAATACGCAAACATACGTTCGCGCAGATGATATTCTGACTGTTAATTCTAGCTCAAAAGTTTATTTTGTTGAAGCTGACAAAGGATACAAATACAAAGTTTCATTTGGAGATGGTGTGTTTGGTACATACCCAATAAACTCAAGCGTCGTTAATATTTCGTATCGCGTATGCAATGGCGAAATGACTAATGGCGCCAACGATTTTAGATTGGTTGGATCTACAATTGACGGACAAGCCAGTGTTTACATAGCCTCAGTTGGACGTGCTTCCGGGGGCGCTGAAGTTGAAGGTATTGAGTCGGTTCGACGCAATGCTCCTCTCTCATACGAAACACAAAATCGAGCTGTAATTAATAACGATTACGAGCGTATTATTTTACGCGACAATCCAGATATTCAAGCGATTAGTACCTGGGGTGGTGAGGATAATTATCCGCCTATCTACGGTAAAGTTTTTGTGTGTGCTAAACCAAAAATAGGCAATATCTTTTCATCAAGTCGTAAAAATACCATCAAGATCAATCTAAAAAAATATAACGTACAGTCTATCGACGTTGAAATGGTTGACCCTACTTATTTGTATATCATACCTAGCGTCATTGTTCGTGCTGATTTCCGAAACACAACATTAACACCAGGTGAAATTGCATCGCGTGTTGCAAATAAAATTATATCTTACGAGACAACTGGTTTGAATCTATTTGGTAAACGCTTTCGTTTTTCTAAATTTCTTGAAACTATAGACTCGGCTGATGATTCGATAATGACATCGGATGCTAACATCCAAACAAAAAAAATGTTCATCCCGTCTTTGACTACGCCAAGCACATATACGCTGCGTTTCAATCATTCAATTCAAGGGCTAGGTGGGTATATTTCTAACATACCAGATAATATCAGTTTGGGTACAGTTACTTCATCTAAATTTACATATCAGGGGTATGAAAATTGCTACTTTGATGACAATGGGTATGGTACACTTCAAATCTATTATCCAAATCGCACTGATAATAGCGCAGAAATTCTTTCTCGTAATTATCTATCAGTTAACGCCGGAACAGTCGATTATGAAAATGGCATAGTAACGATTACATCCTTCTTACCACAAGCATATGATGGGTCCACTATGTCTATAGTGTGTTCTCCAACAACAACAAATATTGTGCCAATTCGGAATCAAATCTTACTCATGGCACAATCAAAAATTCAAGTTATTGACGATCTGTCTGGTATTGTGGTATCATCCGTTGCAAGCGTGGAAACTATTGGGCAAACTCAAATATCTATAATTCCAGGCGGAAGGTTAAATAACTTCTAATGGCAACATTTGCAGTAGGTATTGTAGAATTTACCGCAGTTACCGCAGACCCGGTTCTTCAATGGGGTGCTGGCGCTGCGATCACAGCGAATGTGGCCGTTTCAGAAATTGTTGGTGGCCCTGTCTGGTCGCTTTCAATTTCAGAATCTGCTCGCGCAAACAATACCACATTTATGCGATATACTGGTGCCGCGGCTATGGCCGAAAGTGTATCTATTACCGATACCCCTGCTTCTATATCAAATATTGTTGAAACTATAACCGCGGCTGCAACTCAAAGAGCAAATGTAGTATTTTCGGCTATTATTACTTCACCAGTATCTGCAACCGATACGTTTATTCGCGTTACACCAGTTTCTATCGTAGAATCCGTAACACTTAGAGATGAACCATTTTACGAAAAACATGTTGTATCTGGTGCCGAGGAAATTTATCGTAAGATATCACCAAAAATTGAAATGCAATTCCCAGGATTCATTCGTGAAGAAGGACCTCAGTTTGTCGCATTTCTCAAAGGATATCATCAGTTTGCTGAACAGACTGGTATGCCTATTGATGCCATTCGTGGGTTACCAGATAATCAAGACATTGATCGTTCATTAGATATGTTTGTTGAATATTTTAGACGCGAATTTATGCCAAACATACCAAAATATGTTGCGGCCGATCAGCGTTTGATGACAAAGTATATTAGAGAATTTTACAGAAGTCGTGGTTCGGACGATTCTTTCCGTGCTATCTTCCGTGCTATGTTCAACAAAGAAATTGACCTGTACTACCCTGGTCAAGATGTTCTTCGTGCGTCTGATGGGCGTTGGGTAAAAGAAACCATCATTCGTGTTGGTACACCATATAACACTATACCAACAAGCATGGCTGGTAACATCATTACCGGACTAACATCTGGCGCAACCGCGCGTGTAGAAAATACACAGACACTAGAAGCATCAGGCATCTTGGTATATGATTTAACAATTCAAGGCGTTGTTGGAACATTTTCTGACGGTGAAATCGTACAAGATGAATATGGTAATCGTGCTACAATCAATAACCAGCTAGGTGCTTTGACTGGTATTGATGTTTTACAAGGTGGTGCATTTCACTCGTCTGGTGGGTCGTATCACGAAAAAGGTGACGTGGTTGAAATAACCGGCGCTTCTTCTTCCGAACCAGCGTACGGAATCGTGACCGAAGTTAGCAATAAAAGCGCAGTGCAAGTTACGTTACTTAATGGTGGGGCTGGGTACACAAAAGATCACACCGTCATAACAACATCTGGCGGATCTGGTGTTGGACTCGCTATAAGAATCAATTCATGGACACAGACGGCTGTAAGTACAGCAATCAATAGTGATGCTATTGCGCCTATGGCTTTGGTTATGATTGGTACTCCAAATTATTTCGTATCTACTGGAGCCAATACGGCGACAGTATCGTCAAAATTATCTGGTAAACTAATTTTTAGCACCACGTCAAATACAATTTCTGGTATCGGCACCACATTTCAATCGCAGCTTTCAAATGATTTGTTGGTTCGAGTTGCTGGGCAAGCTAATACATTGCGCGTTCATTCTGTATTGAGCGACACATCATTTGTATCGGCATTTAGACCTTTAAATAATCAAACATCACCAGGGGCCGATGCATATATTCGCTTGGCTGCCGCTAACGTAAATTCTACATTGGCTTCGGCATTTGCGTTCTCGACAACAGGGACATATTCGATCAATTCGATTGCTATCATTAGCACTGGATATGATTATAAAACACTACCTACGATTACGATTACTGACGATACTACATCCGTATTGAATATCGAAGATGGTAATGGTGGATTCCTTGGACGTAATGCTGTTATTGGTATTGATAATGCACCAGGTGCTATCGTAAGCATCGACATTACCGCTGGTGGTGCCAACTTCAATAGAAACGAACTTGCTACGATTCAAAACGTAACGCAAGGTAATAGTGTCATCATCGAATCTACGCCAGGCAATCTTGGCACCACGTGGCGCAAAACAAAGACAACATTCAATGCTTCCGGTACACCTCAAGTTTCTGGCATCACAAAACTTCCTGGACGATACACAGATACTAAAGGTTTCCTAAGTTGGAACAATAGACTTCAGGATAACTATTATTACCAGGAATTCTCTTATGTTGTTCGTGTTACTGAGCTTGTCGATAAGTATCGTGATATTATCAAAAATCTTGTGCACCCTGCTGGAACAAAGATGTTTGGTACATACAATATGCGCTCAGCAGCCACAATGCCATTCACTCTTGTTGAGTCAAACTCAAATATCCAAAACGTAAGAGATAATGAGCCAGTTACGGCATTGGATAGCTTCACTGGTACGATGGTTAGCAATGGCAGCATAACATCTTCTTCAATAACACCAGCAGAAATTACCGCTGCGTATGTGTCGAAAGAAGTTGGTATATCGAATGTCGCAAATGCTAATGGCGTACCTGTTGCGATTGCTACATACCCAGGTGCAGGCACTGCTAACGTCACAGCGACAACCACAGAAACTGCTATTGGTACATACCCAGCTGCTGGTACAGCTAACACAGCCGTTACAGATACTCCAGTTGCTATCGGTACATACCCAGCCGCGCGCACTGAAGCAGCTACCGCAAATAATACTCAGGTTGCGATTGCTACATATCCAGGCGCAGGTACTGCAAATATCGCTCTTAATACAACACAAGCGGCTGAGAAATTCCTTCTCGTATCAGGAAGATATGTCACTGTTCAATACGCCAACAGTATCGTTTCTCTATACGAATCAGTGCCAACAAGCGTATACGACGCGATTACGATTTCGATGTTCGACGACAAACCAAGATTGGTTCGTATTGCGAAAGGCACACCGTGGTTTGCAAACAACGCTCTCCGTGCAAACACTGGCACAATTCAAGTCAGTGGAAACGGAACAAGCGTTATCGTTGCTACTGTTGGCAGCGGAAGCACTACGGTTTATCAAGTCAATGCGATCTTCTCGAATACGTTCTTGTCGCTTCGCACAAACTACCTACCAATCAGTTCAAACGCAACATTTGCTTATAGCGTAGGGTAATCTTATAAATAGCAAGCTAAATAGTCGTAGTTAGATTATTTAAAATCAATCCATAGAGGAGAGAAAAATGGAAAATAAAGTTGAACCAAATACTATGGCTGACGCTTCGGTTATCCGTGGTGCTGGTGTAGGTGAAGGACTAACAGTTTCTGGTTATTACACAGTGTCCTGCGTTGATGAAAATGGTGTTGTAAAGTGGGCCGATGAGTTCTCAAATCTTGTAACCACTGTTGGTAAGAATGACCTTCTAGACAAGTATCTAGCCGGTTCTGCTTATACCGCTGCTTGGTATATGGGTCTCATTAGCTCCACATCTTACACAGCCGTAGCTGCTGGTGACACAATGTCATCTCACACAGGTTGGTTGGAAGCTGGCGCTACCTATAACCCAACATATTCACAGGCTACTCGCCCAACTCCAGCTTGGTCTGCCGCATCTGCCGGGGCTAAGGCTACATCCGCTGCGGTTTCGTTCTCAATCACTTCTTCTGGTACTGTCAAGGGCGCATTCTTGAATTCAGTATCAACCAAGGATGGCACAACTGGCGTTCTTTACTCTGCTGGTTTATTCACTGGTGGCGATAAGGTCGTATCAAGCGGCGACACTGTAAACGTAACCTACACAGCGAGCGCGTAAGCTAATATGGCTGGTGGATTAATCACTTCTCATTTTCGTATTCACAATGCGATGCAGTTTGCTGAATCGTTTAGCGAAACTACGCCTTCGCGATATTATTTCTTTATCGCGAAGAGCTATGAATGGGTTAATGAGGTTGATCCACCGGAACCAGTAGATACATATCAAGAAACTTACTACAATCAGTGGCGTGATATGATGTCGGTTAAACGCATATATGCATCACAGGTTTCTCATGTAGTACCTCGTTATGATTGGACATCTGGTACGGTTTATGATGAGTGGGATGATAAGGAAAATTTGCAAACTTATGTAAATCATTCTATTCAAGAGCATAACTATTACGCACTTACAAATGAAAATAACGTGTACAAGGTCATCGACAATAATGGATATGCTGCCTCTACGGTTAAACCAACAGGGACAGGGACATCCATTATTTCAACATCAGATGGTTATCGTTGGAAATACATGTACACCATTTCTGCTGGTGAAGCACTGAACTTTCTTACACATGATTATATGCCAGTAAAAACATTATTGTCTAACGATAATAGTTCCCAGTGGACAGTACAGGATAATGCCGTTGAAGGATCTATCAATAATATTATTGTTAGTAACACAGGAAGTGGTTACCTTGTAACGTCAAACACATTTGCATCTGTTACCAATTCAACTGTTATGACATTAAAAAGTAATGCTCTTGCTGTGGACGCCGCATATACAGATTCAGCTATTTTTATTAAAGCAGGAACTGGTTCTGGGCAAATTAGATCCATCACTGATTATATGGGTGCAACTAGAAAACTAACAGTGAATAATGCGTTTACAACTCTACCCGACACCACAAGTGAATATTATATCTCTCCTCGCGTAATTATTCGTGGTGATAGTGGTTCTTCGGTATCCACACGCGCATCCGCGTATGTGTCGAATGCTTTAGGTGGCATCGTTCGAAGCGTTACTGTAATTGCGCCAGGGTCAGGTTATACACAAGCTAATGTTGTATTCAAACGTAATCCATCATATGGTTCTGGCGCAAATGCTTATGTTATCATACCGCCAGTAGGTGGGCATGGGTCCGATCCAGTTGATGAGCTTCGTGGTTACAATATTATGATTAACGTAAATCTTGTAGGTTCGGAAGCTAACACATTTACATCGAACAACGATTTCCGAATTATTGGACTTCTTCGTGACCCGCTTTTGGCTGGTGGTTTAGTAGCAAATGCGTCAGTTATCGACCAGTGTACCAGAATTAACGTAACAAATGTTAGCGGTGATTTTCGAGCTGACGAAGTAATTACTGGACTAACAACAGGCGCAACCGCAAGAAATGTGTATTTCGCAAATTCAAATTCAACAAGAACATCTGGCATTGTCCGTGTTATTCGTGAAACAACAAACGGTACTGGGCAATCATTTTTGACCGGCGAAACTATTGTTGGGGCCACAACAGGCGTGACAGCTTTGGTATCATCTCGTATTGATCCGGCTATGAAACGCAACACCGGTTTCATACTATATACTGAGTATAGAGAAAAGGTCGAACGCGCCGGCGATCAAACAGAAAATATTAAGATAGTACTCAAATTTTAATCGGAAGGTATCATGGCTGGAGAAGCAAATTCCGTCACGCTCTCAACAAACTTTAACGTAGATCCATTCTACGATGATTTTGATGAGGCAAAGAACTATCATAGAATCCTTTTTCGTCCAGGACTAGCAGTTCAGGCCCGTGAACTGACTCAAATGCAAACGATCCTGCAAAACCAGATTGATCGTTTTGCTGAACATATTTTTAGAGAAGGTTCAACCGTTAACGGTTTTGAAATGAATTATGATGTAATGTATAATTATGTTCGTGTTCGCGACCGTTCGAGTACAGGTTCTGCTATTTCTCCAGTTGATTTCGTAGGTAAAACAATTCAAGGCCAAACATCTGGCGTTACCGCTCTTGTTGTCAATACAAATGACGGTTCAGAAGCTAACACACCACACACGAAAACTCTATTCATTAAGTATCAATCAGCAAGCGGTGGAACACGTTATTTTGGTAATAACGAAATTCTAATCGCTACAGACGGTAGCGGTCTTACTGCTAATACGATTGTGGGAACAGCAACATACCCAGCCGAAGGGTATGGGTTAGCAGCAACATTCAATTCTGGCATCGTGTATGCGCGAGACCATTTCATCCGTGTTCCAGCTCAAACTTTGATTCTCGATAAGTATGGTCGCCGCCCAAGTGTTCGTGTTGGTTTTGATATCACAGAATCAATCGTTACAGAAGTTGATGATAGTACCCTCCTTGATCCTGCCTCTGGATCATATAACTATGCTGCCCCAGGTGCTGCTCGTCTCAAGCTTGAAGTTTCATTGAAGAAACTTGATCTCGACGCTGCGATATCAAATACATTTGTTGAATTAATGCAGGTAAAAGATGGTATCGTTCAGTCAATTTCAAACCGTACACAGTACTCACAAATTCGTGATTATATGGCCCAGAGAACGTCAGACGAGTCTGGAGACTATATCGTTTCTGGGCACAGTTTGTCTGTCAAAGAACATCTAAAATCGGGCAATAATCAAGGTATATATACCGCCGCTGAAGGTGGACTTTCAACTAAGTTGTGTGTTATCGTTGCTCCAGGAAAATCATATGTAAAAGGATACGATAATCAAACAATTGTATCCTCTCGTGTCAATTTGAAAAAAGCAACTGATACTGCTTCTGTCTCTGATGCAAAAGCTCTGGTTGATTATGGTAACTATCTTCTTGTAGACAATGTTGTTGGTAAGTGGAATCTGGACGCACAGTCTCTGGTCAATCTAAAAAACGATCAGTCAAATGCTGTAAGCACACTTGCATATTCGACAACATGGCCAACTGGTGGTGCTAAGGGTACAACAATTGGTACTGCTCGCGTTAAGGGTCTTGAGTATTATACCGGTACACCTGGTGCGCCAGATGCTGTCTATAAACTGTATATAACAGACGTAAAAATGACTGCGCCATATACGTTTCCGCAAGTTAAAGGTGTTGCGTATTCTGCAAATACACCTGGCAAAGCAGACGTTCGTTATGCGTCAGCTAATACGCAAGATGCAGCGACAGATATTTCTGTTTTCCGTTTGCCTACAATCGCAACAAAGACACTACGCAATACTTCTGGCGTAATCAATAACGATTTCACATTCTATAAGACATATTCACAAACAACAGACACATCTGGTGTGGCTGCAATTAATACAGGCGACGATAATCAGACGTTTGATGGCGGTGGTTCAGTATTAAGTCAATCTGGACGACGCACTGATTTCCATGCTGTAGTAACAAGTGCTGCTAATACCGTTGCCGCTGGTTCCGTGTCTATCACTTCTGGTGGTAATACTGTAACTGGTACTGCTGGTTCAGCATTCACAACTAAAATCAATAAGGGCGATGTGCTTCATATTGGTCTTGCTGGTGATCTAATTGTTAGTGCGGTCAATAGTGATACCTCGTTGAATGTTCTTGGGACTGCTGGCGCAACTGTAGTCAGTGGTAAGTACTACAAGAAATTCATATCTGGGCAGGTTGTTGATCTTGGTGGTTATGGTGGAGACGGCGCTCGTACAGTTACCATTTCGTCGTCACCATCTCGAATTGCAACGATTGATTTGAACGAAACTTTTAATACGACAGGTGCGCCTCTAAGCATCATCGCGAAAGTTAATCAGATTGATGGACAAGAAGCTGCAAAATCAGTTATTCGTAGTCGTTTGGTTCAGATCAATGTTGGTATGGGTGGAGGCACTTCATATGTTGCAAACACAACTGGTCCTTGGTCACTAGGTTTGTCTGATGGATTTAAGCTTGTATCCGTGCGTAAGGTTACAGGTGGAGCTCCAGCGTCATTTACAACCACAACATCTGGCACCAATGTAACAAATGATTTCGTACTCGATACTGGTATGCGTGATAACTATTATGACCATGCTCGTTTGGTAAAGAAGTCAACAAGCAGTTTATCTTTATTAAATAATGATCGTTTGCTTGTTACATTGGATCATTTCACACATAGCCATTCATCTGGTGTAGGATTCTTCTCAATCAATTCATACCCAGTGGATGATTCTCTTGCTGGTTCCGATACATCTAAGATTTACACATATGAGATCCCAATCTTTACGTCACCAACATCTGGTGTTTCTTTTGATCTTCGCGATTCGTTGGATATTCGTCCGCGCATTGCAGATACAGCCAATAGCGTTACCGCGCTCACAGGAATTTCAAAGAATCCTCTTACATCAACAACATTCTATAACCCAACCGGTTGCTTGAAATATTCTCCAACAGGCGAAGATTTTACAACGGACGCTGATTATTATCTAAAGCGTACCGATACTGTTGCAATCTCAAAGACAGGTCAAATTGATATTATTCATGGTGCTCCTGCTGCTAGACCATCTGCGCCTGCAGTGCCAGAAGATATGATGGCTATTGCGACAATTCAGCTTGCGCCATATCCATCTCTCCCTAATGAAATTGGACGTCGTATCAATCGTGCAGATTTAACAAATGTGATTCGTAAGATTCGCAATGAGCGTTATACCATGCGCGATATCGGGACAATGCGTGATCGTATCGACCGCCTTGAGTACTACACATCTCTAAACTTGTTGGAAAAAAATTCTAAGGATCTATTAATTCCAGACGTAAATGGAAACGATAGATTTAAGAATGGTATTTTGGTTGATCCATTCAAAGGATATGCAATCGCAAATCCTTATGATAATGATTCAAAATGGACAGTTGATACCGAGAAGGGCGAGATGCGCCCATTATCATCGGTTCAGGAAGTTGTTCCGGTATATTCTGCAAATTCAGTAAATGTGGTACGCACTAACGTAACACCGGCTGGTGTGTCGCGTGACCAAACGATTACGATATCCGATTATGATGCGCGAGTAGCAACTATTGGGTCAACAGTAACATCTGGTGCAATTACAGGCGTCATTAGAAATGCTGTAGGTAATTTTGCAACAGATTCAACTAAAATATATCTAGAACAATGTACAGGCAACTTTACATCTGGTGGCACATGCTCACTTTACATACCTACGCTAACACCTAATTTTAATATTACCGCGGTAGCTACCACAACTCCAGGTGATCTGGTAACACTACCATACACACATAAAATTTTGGTTGAGCAACCATGGGCTACCACAACTCGTAACTGCACTGGTACTGCATATAACTGGATGGGCACTCTTACGCTAACACCAGATAGCGATTACTGGTGCGATACGACAACAAGACCAGACGTTAATATCAGTTTAGATATGAACACTGATAACTGGTTGTATATTGCTGGTGCATGGCCAACATCATACGATGCTTGGAAAACAACATTTATTGGACAACCAGTATTATCAAGCCAGAGAGAAATTGATAACGGAACTATAAATGTTCCGCAGGCCGATGGTTCAACGAACATTGTCCAAAATTTCACTACAGAAAGCATCTTTACATCACCAACAATTGAAACACGTTCATATAATAAACTAAAAGCTTCTATTATTGAGAGTAAAGAAGTTGTAGGTAATTATGTCAAAGATGTAAATGTGCAGCCATTCATGCGCTCGCGTATGATTCTTTTCAAAATTGATGGTATGAAGGCCAGCAGTCGTATATATGGATTCTTTGATGGTATTGATGTCAATGCATACATTACACCATTGACAGCAGCAGAATATGCGCGTGGTGGTAATGGTAAAGTGGGCGTTGGTATAGCATTATATACTCCACTAACATACGCTGAAGGTGCAGCACTAGTTACAAATAGCGACAGCATAGCATATGGTATTTTCCGTCTACCTAGTGATACTCGTTTGCGATTCCACACAGGCACAAAGCGTATGCGTTTTGTTGACAATCCAACAAATAGCACAACATTTGGGCAATTTACAACATCGGCTGAAGCAGATTATTCTGCTGAAGGTTTGATGGCAGGTATTTCTGATCTAACCCTATCAACTAAGAAAGCTATTATTGCTCAGCAATTCTTGACGGAATCAAAAAATGCGGAGTTCAATTCTTCATCATTGGTTGGCGGGCAACGTGTCGTTGGTGTTATTTCAGCTCCAGCAGTTGATTCTGGAGACGCTGGAGACGGTGGTCCGGTGTGGACTTTAAATCCAGGTGATGGCGCTCCAGCGCCGCAGCAAGACGGCAATTGCGGATCAGCAAACGATCCTATCGCGCAGACAATGCTTATTTCAGCCTTGTTGACGAATCGCATACATTCTAGTGGAATGTATTTGACAAAAATTGACCTGTTCTTTGCAACCAAAGACGCAACTCTACCATTTACTTTTGAATTGCGTGAAGTTGACCCAGGAACTGGTTACATCACATCTCGCGTTGTACCATTCTCTCGTGTTGTAATTCCTTCAGCCGATGTGAATATCAGCAGCGACGGTTCAGCTGCAACACCTATATATTTCCCATCACCAGTTTATGTTGGTGAAGATAAAGAATATGCTATCGTCATCATTCCTGCTGCTGCAAACCCAAATTACAATGCGTTTACAGCGGTTCTTGGGCAACCAGATTTGCGTTATGGAGTAAAAATTACTCAACAGCCAGCAGCTGGATTCTTGTTTACTTCTGCAAATCAAAGCACATGGGTACCGGTTGAAAATGAAGATTTAAAGTTTGTTGCGTATCATGCAGTATTTGACACAACTGTATATGGAGACATCATTCTTAAAAATGAGTCACGTGATTATCTAACCGTTGCTAATACAACAGGTGCATTCAATAGAATCGGTGAACCTGTGTTTGGTGAAGTCCATCTTGATGGTAAATTTACCAACACAGCTACCATCACTGTTGGTAATACGTCATACACAGGCACACACTTCGCGCATGGTCTAACTTCAAATGCTTACGGTACTATCACATACTGGAGCACAACAGGAATTCGTGTTCGTGGTGTTCCTACTGGCAGAATGTTTAAGGGTGGCGAAACGATTAAGATTCGCACAACTTCACCGACAACTGGAACTATCATTGGTGCAAATACAAGCGGTAGATTTAAGTCTGCAACATATCCATCTGGGCGCGTAACTTATTACGATATCGTAAACTATGCAAATACCAAGCTGCATATTGCAAACACATCATATGCAAACAGTGGACCAGCTAACAATCAAAATCGTATGTTTACAAGAAACATGACAATTGTTGGTCAAACAAATGGCTATAGTGCGCGTATTGTTTCAGTTGATAATTTGACTGCTGATAAAGTCAATTTGATTACCAATTTGATTCAGCCTTCAAATACGTCGGTATATGGTTATACTAAGTTTGCCACAAGCACAAGTGCGAGAGATACTGCATATGTTCGTGCGTTGCTGAATGATGATACGGCCTTTGATGCTCCTAGATATGTTTTGAGTCGTAGCAATGAATCAAACACTTCGTCATCATCTGCGTCTATGGCAGTCAATAAATCTGCTGAGATCATTTATAGATTAAATTCTAGAAATACTGTGGCTTCTCCAGCAATCGACTTGAGCCGTATCGCGGTTGTTACTACAAACAATCTGATTAGTTCAAATGCTGAAATCGGATCATCTGAAGATTGGGTAAAATCTGGTGGTAATTCAAAGTCTCGCTATATCACTCGTCGCGTGTCACTAGCTGACGGACAAGATGCGGAAGACCTTCGTGTATATCTTTCTGGATATCAACCATCAGGCGCCCAGATTTTTGTCTATGCTAAGATTTTGAGTGGTGATGATAGTGATTTGTTCTCAGATACACGTTGGGTTCCAATGGAACGTGACGACTCGCAAGGATTTACTTTGACAACTGCATATTCAAGCAGTGTCAATAGAGATGACTTTATTGAGTTTGTATATAATATTCCAGATTTCCCAACAACTGCAATTGCTGATACCAGTGGACGTGCAATAAATCAATACGGAGCAAATACGTCAACGGGCATCGTTGAATATCGCAATTCTGGAAAAGTTCGTTTCCAACGATTCAAGTATTTTGCGATTAAGGTGGTATTGGTTGGATCTAGTTCAAATCCACCACGTGTTCGCGAACTTCGTGCGATTGCGCTACAGAGGTAAAAATGATAATAGCGAAGGTTAAAGATGCGCCTGGTTTGGTACGAGATATGTCAAACCAGGCGGTACTCAACACAGACATTTCTGCCCTGGAAGCTTATAAGCGCAAGAGAAATAAGCAACAGGAGATAGACGAGGTCATCTCGGATATAAATAATATGAAGTCTGATATAGATCAAATAAAATCGCTGATGCAGCGACTTTTAGACAAGATAGGATAATAGATGGCTAAGATAGCTAACGTCGCCCTTACGGATACATTTAACACGTGGAGAACACGAACCAACACTGTTTTGGATCGTGTAAGCCAGTTTGCTATCAATAACTCATCTCTGTATGCTAACACGCTGACATCCAACGTAGCGTTTACATCTAAAGGGCTTGCAACCTTCAACGGGCGAGCTACTG